TAATCTCCCATCTTTAAATGTTCTTGGTAATGACACTCGTCACATAAATATCTACACTTCAGGGATTCTTTTAATCCTATTTTAAAATTATATCTCCCTATCCTAGAAATTTTAAATCTTTTTGTCTCAGGATTAATATGGTGAAAATGTAAAGATCTTTTTAAATCTATCTTGTTACAGTGTTCACAAGTAAAGTTTCTTAATAGACCTAAAATATACATTCTTACTTGATACCTATAGGCATCATAACCAGTTTTCTTTCTTATATACGGATTTTTAGAGAGTAAAAAAGTATGAAAACCTTTACAAAATTGTGCTAGTTTATCAAATGTATCAATGTGTTTCAGCCCAATTTCTTCCAATTTTAGACGTTCCACTAAGAGGGCATCCAAATTCATAGTAGTCTCCAGCTCTCGTAATCGCTTGTTCCGCTTCCGGTCCGATAAATTTTTTGGCATACCTCTCCTTGCATTCAATTTGAAATTCATCATGGATGTTAGCTACAAACTCATAGTCCTCTCCAGGTATTAACCCTAACAATTGTAACCGTTTATCCAAGAGAATCAGAGATGTTTTCATCAAGATAGCTCCTGCACTCTGAAGCAGGGTGTTTAAAGCAGAATGTTCTGAACGTACATGGAGTCTTCTACCATCTAAACCGATGAGATGGCCTCTCCTGCGGTAAGCTTGCTTGACGGCTTCAGTTAACTTAAGCAAACCATCAACACCATTCAACAACTTCATCCTAGCTTGTTTACCTCCGCGAATATTAGTCCCTAAGATCTTACCTAGTTTTTCATTCCCTGCTCCATATATAAAAGCGTAGAAGAATGTCTTGGCAGTGTCTCGTGACTTTAAACCTACCAGCTTTTGATTAATAGAATGGATGTCAGTCTTATCTTTTGAGTTTCCTTCGACAGCAGCAGTAGCATACTTGCCACCATCATACTTCTTTAAGTACCCTGCCAAGGCTCTAAGTTCTAGGCCATCAGCATCACACCCAACCAACACCTTATTCTTGGAAGCCTTGAATAGTTCCCGACATTCTTTACCAAAGGGACTGTAAACAGCAGGAACTTGAGCTACATTAGGAAAAGAATGAGTACACCTACCAGTAATAGCTCCATTGGTATTTACATTTCCAAAGATTCTCCCATCCCTCTCCAGTTTCAACCAAGCGTTATCACCTTCAGCTAGTTGAGATATTCTTTTAGATAGGAGGAAATGATTGAACAGCTCATCACAACCTGGATAGGGTAAAGATCTTAAAATTGTCTCATCAATTTTAGGTTTACCATTAGGAGTAAAGTCTTTAGGCTTCCAATCATAGTCCTTTTGAAGCTTATAACTGATATGATCCCTGCTGTTAGGATTAAAGCTTACCTTCTCTATCTTATTAAAACTTTCACCAGCAGTATAACCCTTAGCCTTGTTATCTTTCTTCGGAGTGAAGCTCCCCAAGTCCCTGTACCAACTGCCAAATCGTTTTTTTAGTTTAGCCCCAATTTGTTCCTTTTGTTTGAGAAGCATGACATATAATTCTTCCCCTTTCTTAACATCAAAAGAAAAACCGTTCTCAACTTGTCTTTGAATAAGATAAGCAAACTCATGTTCTAGCTTAACAGCTTCCTCATCACACTCAGCTTCACATAGATGATCAAAAAGAGTAGAAGTAATAGCTACATCCCTAGCACAATAATCTGCCATCTCATTAGTGAACGTAGACCAATCAGTGTCCTCATGGTTGAAGTCACCCTTCAGCATACCTAATCGATAACCCCAAGCTTTTAAACTATGAGAACCATAGAGCTTGGTAGGAATGTACTTCTTCTTAGCATCTAAGGTCATCATGTGAGAGTAAGCTAATCGAGATACCACGAGAGTATCACTTATCTTTGTCTCCTTATTAGGAGTCCAGCCTAAAAGTTTCTTTAGTACTGGCAGGTCATACCCTAATATATTATGTCCCACCAGACCCTCAGCATCAGACATTACCTCTAAGGCTTGTTCTAAGTTATCGTACTGGTCCTCATTAGCAAACACCTGAGAAGCTTGTGCTCCTTCTACTGTCATAGCTAAACAATGGATCTTGGAGACATCTGGAAGTAAACCATCAGTTTCTAAATCAAATATTATATTCATATTTAAAATGCCTCTTCAATATATTCACATTCTCTCAACCTACCTGTTTCCCTGTCGTAGTATAGTCTCGCTGCAACTCCTGTCGAACTCCCCTTGTATCTAGCCTTGAGAATTCTAACAGTTGTTTCACCTTCTTCTTGTTGATTTCTTTCGAGTCCAACCACGAAATCACTAAGCTGAGCGATGCTTCCACTTCCTCTAAGATCATTAAGTGATATTTTTCTGCCGTCTTCATGTCCTCTCCCGTCTGCTGGTTTTCTTAAGTGAGATACAATAAAAATACCGATGTTAACTTCTTCTGCGAGTGATCTAAGTTTAGTCATCAAGTTATCTATGAGTCTTCTTTCATCTCCACTCTCAATACCACTGATCATGATAGAGATGTGATCAACAATGATCCAAGAGACATTACAGCTCCTCGCTAAGTACCGGATACGGTTGGAGAGAACGTCTCCATCCATACTACCCCAATGATCATAGAGAAAAAGTCTCCCTGTATTTAATGTTTTTTCCCATATATCCCGTAAAAATTTTTCCTCTAAATTATCCTTCAGGTGGAGCATTTCATTGGCTTCAATAGACATGAAGTCAATGGCTGCTTGACGTACAGACTCTTCAAGAGCAATATAACCAATTGTTTCTCCTTTTGAGAGGAAGTATGACGCAATTTCTTTAACAGCGGTAGATTTTCCAGCTCCTGTCCCTGCACAAAACGTAACGAGTTCACCTTTTCTAGCTCCTAGAGTAAGGTTATTAAGACCCTGCCAAGGATACTCCATATCAGCAGCTTGCATCGGAGTGTTTACCAAGTCCCAAGTATCCTCACCAGCGATAATTCCATCTGGCCTGTAAACTGAGGCCCTGAACATAGCGTTAACCATATCAGATCCGCGATTAGCTAAGAGCATTTCATTAGGATCTTTAAGAGGGAGGGATGCTATCTTACATTTTCCTGGTGGGAAAAGCTCTGCTACCTTACGAGCTGCATTGTTCCCTTGAGAGTCGTTGTCAAACATTAATATTACTTCTTCAAAATTACCTAACAACCACTCTAAATCTTTAGCTATGGCTTTACAGGCTGATCCTACACCGTTTGGAATGGATACTACAGGGTACTGGCAACGCTGGACCTCAGCTACAGATAAGGTATCTATCTGGCCTTCTGTTATGACAATACGTTTACCTGAAGTCCAGCATTGTTTTCCCCATAAACCTAAATCTCTAGTTTCCCCTAAGATCGGAAACTCTTTATCTTTAGTTCTTAACTGTTGAGCTACGAGTTTATTGTCCTTGTCAAAATAAGGAGCAATATGAATCTTCTTATTATTATCGTAATTTACTTGATACTTAAAAAATCTGCAAGTTTCTTCGGATATTCCACGTTTGCTAAGGGACTCGTAAATACCCTGTCTAAAAACACCGTTGGACTTTGGTATATCTGGTACATCAACTGAATCGCTACTATGCTCATAATAAGAACAGCTATCACCGAAACAATACGCATGACCATCTGGATACCTCGCTAAATTATCTTTAGAACCACATTTAGGACAGGGTTCATGTACTACCCCTTTCTGATTTCTCTCAACCATGAATCAGGCACACTCCTTTCCGCATAGACAAACCCATGCTTTTCACACCACCTACCATAAGTGGTAGATGAACCCTTGTATAACTTCTGCCTAGAATTAGAAAAAATGAATCTTAAATCTATATCAGGGTATTGTTCTTGAATTAAAAGATGTTTAGTTCTATCTTTAGCTAAGAACCTACCCTTAGTTTCGATATAGATTTTCTTATTTTTTCCCACTAAAATAAAGTCAGGTGTATAATGCTTAGGTACAGGGATATACTTGAGTCTTTCCTTCTCGTAAGAGTAGGCTACACCAGAAGCCTTTAACTGGCTGGCTATTCGTTCTTCTAAGCCACTTCTGTAGCCCTCTCGTATACCCCTATACCTTTGTCTTTTAGTTGAACGTCTCATTTTCATCTTCCGCAATAATGGTGTTTTCAGCTTGTAATTCCCACAACAGCTTTTGTGTCCAATTAACTTCATGGAAGGCTTCTTTAGGATAATGACCTGCGTTAATTAGAAAAACAAGATTTTCCACGAGTGTCGCAATTGTGCTACTTTTTAAATTACGAACCTTAACAGCTATTATTTCAGCATTCATTTCACGCCACTCTTCATAACTAGCCATAACTTAGAAGTCCTCTTGTTCTTCATCTTCGTTATTATCAGAAGCTTCTGCTGTTACTCCCACAAAGCTACCTTCATCTTTACCCCAATCTACATCGTCTTTCTTGGTGTACTCAACTAAATCTACGATACGAACCTTCTTTATACGCATAGTAACTCCACCTTTTCCTTGATTAAAAGGCACTGCTTCATACGCTATTTTCAACTTGCTACCAGCTCCTATAGGATTTATTACTCTATTACCTTCAGTGTCTAAAAGAATAGGTTTCTGAATAAATGGATTACCATTCTTGGGCTTGACTTTAGCTTTCAACTTAAAATTAACAACATAATTGCCCGTTTCTTTTCCCTGATCGTCCAACTCAGGCTTAACAGGATTATGTTCTCCACCGTTCATCAATGGATCTACTATAGCTTGAATTCCCTTAACATCCTTCTTGTTAAAAATCATTTTGACTTGATACACTCCATCAGCATCGTACCGGACATCTGGAGTATTCAACCAAGGCCATGCTGCTGTTCCTACAGGTGTAACGTGTATTTTATTTGCCATTTTATAATTCTCCTTTTATATATTTTTCTGCTCCACCAAATTCAGGGATCTGTTTAAACTTACAGTCCCTCCTCATCTTACCTATAATTTCCATAACATCACTGATACTCCTTTCTTTCATCATCTTGTTGATATATAAACAATTGAATACTGCTGATAGTATAGCATACTTCTCAGCCTTGGTAAAACTATCTAAGCTATCTACTACTCTCATCATTCCTTGTGCTACTTTTTTAACATCGACATTAGCCATGTCAACTGAAGAAGAATTCTGCATCTTTCACCTCGTTAATGTTTAACTTACCGTACTTCGGAATTTCAGGAACAAGCTTTTGTTCCTCTGCAAATTTCTTAAGGACATCCTCTTTATAGATTTCAATGAAAGTTGTCCTTAAGTTTTCACTTAACAGCTCCATGTCACAAGCATGAGTACCAAACGAATCGTGAACTACAGAGAAGCTTTGAATATCAGTATAAGAAAGATTTACAGTTTTCATCAGGTGACAGGCATCCATGCTATGAACGTAGTTAGGAGCTATTCCATTAGTCTGCTTATGTTTATCTAGTTTATCTCCTACCCCGTGTGCAGAATATAAAGAAGCAACCTTGCCGTTTATAATTGTTCGTATTTCTTTAACTATCGGTCTTAAGTATTTCTGCTTCACTATAAACCCTGTAGGAACAGTCCAATAGATAGGTTTACTGTCCTTACTTAAGACCCTTGCACATTCCTGTAACCAATCCATACCTTCTCTAGCTGATACTACAACTTCTCCTATAGCTTCATAAATAATTGTAGCTAAGTATTTACAAAACACCCATAGGTCTTTATCTTTAGAAATTGTAGTAAAAATTATTCCTTTATCTAACTGTTTCTTCAGCTCCTCGTATATCTGTTCTCTCATTCCATAAAGAGTAGCACCATAAGGAGTAGTCATAACAGGCCGTTTGACCAGTGCTCTATTAATATCCAAGTCTGAAACAATCGCGTCAGGATCAGCTCTTACTTTTTCTGCTACCTTAACTTTTACAATTTCATAGATATCTTGAGGACTATCAGTCACTGTAAGGTTTACAGCTCTCCCCCCCACTTCATCTCTTAGCATAGCTGAGAAATGCTGAAGACCGTTACAAGAACCGTCTACAGTAACAGGTAAATGACTCACAAAATCTCTAGGATTAACCTTGTATTTAACATACTCAATACAAGCCCTTAAAAACTGCCAAGGTTTATCTGCTTCCATCCACCATCTATTAATTAGTGGAGCTGTTCCTACCTCAATGATAGCCCAACCATGAAATTCTGCCCATTCTACTCTTTCTTCTAAAGACACCTTATCATGCCCGTAACAATTAGCTAGATGGACCTGTAACCAAGGTAGTCCTGAGTTCCCTAAGGGTTTGCCAGTAGCGAACTCCAAGAGTCCTCTGGCTGAGTCCTCTCCTTGTGGATTCAGGAATGCTGTATTAGCATACATCCTTCCCCTGAAGTCTATGGTATGAGGAAAGTAAAAAACCTTCTCATCCTTGAATTTCCTAGTAGTCCACATGAGTTGACTGAATTGTATTCTTTTAGTTTTTAACCTGACATTATCTGCATGCATAAGAGAAGCTAACCGTTTCCACTCTATTTGTTCTTCTTTAGTTCCCTTCTTAGGGTAGGGTTCTGGCATGGTTCTCTCTAGGAACTCGGGAATGACCTTACAGCTTGACCGCGAGTTAAATAGAGTATCCATAATCTCAAAAGTCTTTTTATTTATTCTCCACCCTGTCTCCTGGACTATATTTACGGCCTTCTTCACCTCTTTCAAGTCTGATTTATCCAACATCTCAAGGTATGAGTGGTCCATAGTTTTCACTAAGTTGATATTAGTGTAGGTGTAGTAGCCCCCTGAGTATACTGAATCCCACTTTCTAGGTGGTATCAGGCAAGGCAGCTTGACAGGATTATATAATTCACAAATAGAATTCTTCTTATCTATCCATTTTAGAGATTCTTCGGTAGCTTCAAGCCAGTAGACGCTCTTCCTCTTTTGACCACTGGTATTATTATACAGATCTACCTTAAATAGCTTCGTAGCTTCACATACTAACTCCACCATCATCTGACCTAACCGGACCTTGTTTCCAGGAAGCCAGTTTTTCCATTCTATTCCAGCCTTATTAGAAGAGTGGACTAAGACTCTTTTCTGTTTACGATAGTTAGTAGTGCGTTTATTCAAGTCCCTCATAATCACACCGTAAAGGGCAGGGTTGGAGTCTTTAAAGAATCTGAATCTAGCCTCATCTTCCAAGAAAGACCCCAACTCATTGGCTACCTTTACCAATTTGACAGGGGTAGAGAGGTGATTAACACAAGCTTTTAGACTAAGGAAGGAGATGACATCACTAGGTAGCTCGAATAATCTCTCTACTGCATCGGTGGGATATTTATAGGGAGTACCATCACTATAATTTTTCTTTAATTCGTTGACGCGCTTCTCTACTTTAGCTACACCTTTCCTTAAAAACTGGACTCCAGCAGGAGTAGTAGATTCATGTTTACCCTTCTTAGCTTTTCTATTATCTTCCCTGAAACGCTTTACACCAAGAGCTACCATTTCTGCTTCTAGGTCTTTTTGACGCTGTAGCATAGGTTTTTTACCTTTTTATGAAATTTTGGCCTCGTGAGAGGCTCTACAGTCCATTATTATGAGAGTAGGCATATCCTAGCACCTACCTTTTCTTAGGTTTATTAAGTTTAAATTTTACTCCATTAGTTATCCAATCTTTTACCATTCTACGCTGAATTAACGCTTCATCTCTTGCGGTGTAACGGTTCTTTTTGACACGATTTGTATCTGCTAATATTACTCTTAAATTACCAGATACATGAAAACCAGAAACAAGTCTACCCTGTAAAGGCACAATATGATCAACATGGTAGTCTCTGCCAGTTTCTTTGGTTTTCTTGTTAGATAATTTAAATAATTTTAATGTGTTATTATAGTTATTTAGCTCAAATTTACTCGTTCTTATTTCTAATACTCTACGTTTTGAGCAATTTT